CAAGAGGAGCTTGCTGATTGAAGGTTCCTTCCGTCCCTATGGCTCTCAGTCTTTTAACGATCCACTTATGCAGTGGGTACATCAGTGCCTGAGTCAATGCATCTACCATAGCGAACACTCGAATTTTGCCCGGCTCTTCTTTGAACCCGAGCCGCCCGAAGGCCGTTACCGGCCCCCAGACGTTCTCAAGTGGATTTACTGAGGTTTTCTCGATACGTACGGTGCTCTCCGGTTCCCACGGCCCGTGATGGGCTCGTTGAGGGTCCCTCGCGAAGGGGTTCGCGTAAAAGGGATTTAGCCGAACGCACTGTGTGTACCGATGAACCACCGGTTCTCTCCACTCTTGAATCCTCTTGATAAAGGGCCTTAGGCCCCATACCAATTCAAGTCCGTCAACCTCTTGTAGATAAAGCGAAAAAGCTTTCATCAGCTCCAAAGGAGCAAATAACGCCCAATTCACGATATCTAGAGGGATCGCAGCTACAGAGCTGAGACCCCCCGAGTTAGGGGATTTCTTCCTTATTAACGGAATTGAATTAGGAGTCAGTTCTCGGTCCAACCGCATTTTCCACGGCAGTTGAGTTTCTTTGCTCAACTTAAGTAGGAAAACAGGTAACCATCTAGCCCACAGCTTTAAGAATCCGTTACCAGATAAATCTGGTCCTGGATTAGTAATTGTTGTGAGTTTTAACTTTCCGCGGAACTCAATAACTCGGTATAACCCGAGCATTGTGAGCCACAGTCGGATAACGGTTACGTCTCCGGATAATATCCGTTGACGGTCCCTTCGATCAATGATCCGAGGGAATCCCTTGCGTGTTCGAGCAACGTTCATCCCTATTTTCAACGGCGCCGTTCCTGTCATTCCTCCTAAGCTCTGCTGAAGCAGAACGAAGGAAGTCTTCAAGTACAAGGCAAGTCCCTTTGATCCTAGGTAACGGTGCAGACTGACGCATCTTCTCGCAAATCCCCAAGTGATTTTCACTCGCGAAACAGACAGGTCTCCCACGACTAGAACCACCGCTCTAAGGAGTAGCGGAGCTAGTTGTTTTCCTCTTTTTAAGGAGGAAGACCAATTTAAAGCGTGAGGTACCATGCGAGCATATAATGTTCGTATGTTCTTCATTTATTTAATTATTTATAATTATATAAATCCCTCCACCGAGGGACGCCCCAAACCTTCGTTTTCCTCTTAACCCATGTCTGGGCTCGGCCCCTGGGGACCGGAGGACGCAGGTCGGCTTGTCTGCCAAACGGTGCAATCCACTTAGGGTCCTTGTGAGACCAAAAGATGGTGCAGTCGTCATTTCCGTTCACCTCGAACGATGTCAAGTATAGGTTGGCCCCGCCAACCTGACCTAATATCGTCGTAATCCTGGCTTAAGATTCACCATTTAATCGCTTTACTTCACGAAGATTGCGAACAACACTTTGGTCAGACCAGCATTTTGGATTCCAGACAGAGGAGACGCCTAGGGTGTGACGTCCGCTCCATCCTTCCTCCTCCCACTGCCCACTACAGGCAGAAACCACCCCATGGACTCTTTCACCCCTGAGAGACGTTTTGTCTTTTGAACCCTGTTTTCCGATCGATCCGATCCCTGATCGGCGATCTCTAACAGGAGAACCATCAGAGTTTCCATCCCACCAGGGGACAGTCTCCCTATTCCCAGCATAACGCCGAGAAATCGGTTTTATGATGTTTCGAAGGGCAGGCCTTCGGGTCTCCCGACCAAGACAAGACTGGAGGCCCCCCTCGGGGGATACAGCTTGTCAGTGCTTAGGTACTAAACACTCAC